CTAGTAATCAGTCTGGAACTATTAGACACGAAGTTATTACTTATACTGGCAAATCTGGAAATGTATTGACTGGAACTACTAGAGCAGATTCTTATACACAATTCCTCGCTGGAGCATCTAGAACATTTAGTGGTGCTACAGCTGCATCTAATCACCCAGCAGGTTCAAGTGCAATTCTATTGAATACAACATGTGCGCCTACAATTTCACACTGGGGTTCTGCTGTAATTATGGATGGAGAATTCCAAGAAGATAGTGGTTATCTGTTTAGTTTGTCAGTAACAAATGTAACTATTTCTGGTAATGGTATTCAAAATCTATTGTTGTTCCGTCCTGCTCCATCAGTTTCAGATACAATTCCTGGTCTTCTTGGAGAAAGAGAAATTATTAATAGATCACAGATCAAGCTACAAAGTTTAGAATTGAATAACAACTCAAACAGAAACCTTGAGATTGCCGCTATCTTGAATCCAAGTAACGTTGGAGCAGCAACTTGGCAGAATGCTAATACAACAACGGTTAGAACTGTAAATGCTTTCCAACCATCATTTGCACAATATGCTACTTCAGGTGGAACTCTTGCTGGAACAACAACAGCACCAGAAGATGGAGAGATTTTATTTAGATATCTTTCTGCTTCTGGAACTGCTACATATGATTTGTCTGCTATCAAAGAAGTTCAAAACTCTATCATTGGTGGAGACACTACTTATCCAGATGGACCAGAAGTAATCGTATTTACCATTGCTAATAACAATTCTCAGTCAGCAACTGTTGATCTCATTCTTCGTTGGACGGAGGCACAAGCATAATGGCACTAACTAGAGGACAGATATTAACAAATCCAGAAATAATTAGTGGTGTTGCTGCTGATGGAGCATCAATTATTCTTCTTGAAGGATCAACTAATGGAACAAATACTGTTACTATAAAAGCACCAGATTCATTATCAGCAAACTATACATTAACTTTACCAGCAGATGATGGGACCGAGAATCAGGTTCTTCAAACTGATGGAAGTGGAACTACAAGTTGGGCAACAGTATCTGCAAGCCCTGGTGGTTCTGACACTCAACTTCAATATAATAGTTCTGGTAGTTTTGCTGGTGCTACAAATCTAACAACTGATGGAAATAACTTAACCATCGGAGCACAAGGAGATTTGCGATTAGCAGATTCTGATAGCAGTAACTATGTTGCTTTCCAGGCACCTGCAACTGTTGCTGCTGATAGGACTTATACACTTCCAGATACTATTGGAACTGCTGGTCAAGTATTAAAGATTTCTTCTAGGACTGATACGACTGCAACACTTGCTTGGCAGGATGATAATACTGGTGGTGCTGGCAGTTCTCCTGGTGGTTCTGACACACAAGTTCAGTTTAATGATGGTGGAGTTTTTGGTGGTGATGCTGGATTTACATACAACAAAACAACAGACTCTGCAACACTTGTAGGTTCTCTAACTGTTGGTGGAGTAAATGCAACCACAGGAACTGACTACCAAATCAACTCTACATCAGTTCTGAATGCAACCACACTAGGTTCTGGTGTTGTAAACTCTTCACTTACTTCTGTCGGAACTTTGGGTTCTCTGCAAGTTGATAATGTTAATGTGAATGGAAATGTAATATCTTCTACTAATACAAATGGCAATATTGATTTAGACCCTAATGGTACTGGTGTTGTAAGAAGTCTTGGTGCTGCGGCAATAAGATTTATGGACAGTGATAATTCCAACTATGCCGCAATTGTTGCGCCAGCATCAGTTACATCGGACTATACAATTACACTTCCTGCTGCAGGGGGTGCTGCAAATGACATTCTCCAGTTTGACGGATCTCAAAATGCTTCATTTGTTTCAAATACTAGAACTCTCAACTTTGTAATTGATGGTGGTGGTTCTGCAATTACTACTGGAAAGAAAGGAGTAATTGTTATTGATGGAGATTATACAGTAACTGGTTGGACGATTATTGCAGATCAATCTGGAAGTATTGTAGTTGATGTAAACCGTTCTACTTTCACAGGATTCCCAACAACATCTTCTATTGCTGGAACGGAACTTCCAACATTATCTTCAGCACAGAAAGCAGAAGATCTCACATTATCTTCATGGACGACTACACTATCCGCAAGAGATGTGATAGAATTTGAAGTTGACTCTGCTACAACTGTTACAAGAGTTACAGTCGCATTACGTTTAGTACCCAGTTAATAATCATGACATTCAGTAAAAAATTAGCACAAAGAAATAAAGACCACAGAAGTTCTCTAGATGCTAGTCAACTAGAGTCTATGAAAAAACTAGAAGAAAATAAAAATCTATTAGACGATGGCGAATCACAACAACCCACTGAATAATTATGGCAACTGAAACTTTATTACCAGATGCAGTAATAGGAACTCCTGTAGGATTTAACAATGACGCTGTAATTGCGAATTTGGATGAGGGTGTTGCTAGTGCTGATGGAACGTTTGCTACTGCTGATACTAGTGGAGCAACTCAATTAATTCTTTCTTTTCCATCACCAACAGATACTCTAACTACTGGAGCAGATTTACAAACGTTTAGAGCAGTAGTTAGAAAAGATGCTAATGGTGGTAATAATCCAACAGTTCAATTAGTTGTTTATGAGTCTGGAAGTTCAACTGGAACATCTAGTAATAATATTACCGTATCATCTACTACAGGTCAAACTATATCATTTACTTGGAATGCCAATGTTTTAGCAGCACTATCTGGAGCTAACGTTGAGGTTGGTATTATTCAGACTGGTGGTGCTAGTGGAAGACGAAATAATAGAAGATATGTAGAAGTTGATACTGCAGAATGGATTGCTGACTATACCGTTGCTCCTACTGGTGGTGGAGCATACTCGTTCTCTACGTTCATTTGATAAATACTTAATAAAGTAGGTTGTAAGGATGGCTCAACCAACAACAAGGAAAGAATTGAAAGATTATTGTCTTCGTCAATTAGGAGCACCAGTACTTGAAATCAATATTGATGACGACCAATTAGACGACAGAATTGACGAAGCAATTCAATTCTTTCAGGAGTGGCATTATGATGGTGTAGAGCGCATGTATCTAAAGCATCAGATTACTGCTGATGATGTGACAAGATTTTTATCATCAAATGAAGAAAATAGTACTGTTGCTCCAGACGAAGCAACTTGGGAAAATAGAAATAACTTTATTGAAGTTCCTGACCATGTAATTGGAGTATCTAAAGTATTTGGTGTTTCATCTAACTGGGTTCGCAATGATCTGTTTGGATTAAGCAATCAATATTTCTTGATGGATGTATTTTCATTTTCGTCAGGTTTTGCTTTTGGTAATTTTGATATGACAAATTACTTCATGATTCGTCAGTATTTCGAAACTCTTGATATGGTTGTTAATACTGGTGCATTAGTAGAGTACAGATTTAATAAAAGACAAGATAGGTTATTTTTAGATATTGATGTTAATAGATTAACAGAAGGCAATTATATTTTAATTGAATGCCATCGTGCATTAGATCCTAGTTCATGGTCACAAATATACAATGATAGTTTTTTAAAGCGTTATGCCACGGCTTTAATTAAGAAGCAATGGGGACAGAATTTAATCAAATATAATAATGTTCAACTTCCTGGTGGTATTACACTAAATGGAAGACAACTATATGAAGATGCGTTGGCAGAAATCGCCCAATTAGAAGGAGATATGCCAACCAAATATACACTCCCACCAATGGACATGATCGGATAAAATGCCTACTAGTAAATATTTTCCACTTTATTACGGTGGATATTCAGGAGAGCAAAATTTAATTCAAGATCTAGTTGATGAACAAATTAAATTGTTCGGATCTGATGTATATTATCTTCCAAGAACTATGCTTAAAGATAATACATTAGATGATCTAATCTATTCAAAATTTGAAAATCAATTTCAAATTGAAATGCTTTTATCTAATGTAGAAGGTTTTGGGGAACAATCAGAATTTATTTCTAAATTTGGTTTACGCATTACTGACGAAATTAAATTTATAGTATCTGCCAGAAGATGGGAAGAAGAATCATATCGTTATAAACTAACTGTAGATGGTAGACCTAATGAAGGCGATCTTTTATACTTTCCATTAACAACAGATTTATATGAAATTAAATTTGTAGAAAGAGAAAGTCCTTTTTATCAATTTGGTAAAATACAATTTATTATTATGACAGCAGAACTTTATGAAATTGGTAATGATAAAATTGATACAGGAGTTGATGAGATTGACGAATTAGAAACATTATTCAGTTCTGCAATTGCATTGTCATTAAAAGATGGTGGTACTGGTACATTTATTCCAGGAGAAATTGTTACGGGTAGTATATCAAATGAAACAGGAGAAGTCAAGTCTTGGGATCCTTCTACAAGAATCATTCAAATTATTAATCGTACTGGAACATTTGTAGAAAATGAAAGTTTAACTGGAAATGATAGTAGTGCTGTGTGGGTAGTCAATGACTTTTCCACAATTGAAAATACTAATTCTGAGTATGACCAGAATAAATATATTGAAGACACCGCAGATCCTTTGATTGATTGGGGTGAAGTTAACCCGTTTGGGGAATATGGAAATATGGGAGATAGTTTCTAATGTTAGGACCGCACTATTATAACGAGGCAATACGTAAAACTGTCATTGCTTTCGGAACACTATTCAATAATATTGAAATTAAAAAATTAGATCCTCAAACAAAGGATGTACTAGAAGTTGAGAAAGTTCCTCTCGGGTATGGTCCTAAGAATAAGTTCTTAACTCGTTTGGAGCAGAACCCAGAGGTAGGAAGAAAGGTTGCGATTCAGTTGCCTCGCTTATATTTTGAGATGACTGGCATTAATTATGATGCAGCAAGAAAAACAAGTCCTATTCAAAAATATAGAACTGTTGTTAGCGATAATGGAAATGAAGTAAGAGTTCAGTATGTTCCTGTCCCATACAACATGGACTTTGAACTTGGAATTATTGCTAAGTCACAGGATGATGGTTTGCAGATTATCGAACAAATTCTACCATACTTCCAACCAAATTTCAACCTCACTCTTAACTTCATTCCTGACATGAATGAGAAGAGAGATGTTGCTGTCATCTTAAATGATGTAAACTACGAGGATGATTGGGAAGATGATTTTATGCAACGTCGTAGTATTATATGGACATTAGGTTTTACTGCCAAGTCATATATTTACGGTCCATTCAATCAGGCAGGTATTATTCGCAAGGCAACTGTTTACGAATCAGTTGGAGATCTCAACCAAAGCAGAAGAAACGCTGCGTA